TCTCTAACATCAAAGCTTCAAAGATTTTATATTTTAGCGGCAAAAAGTGTGAAAATTGGGTATCCATCATGCATTCTGCCAGCGGTCGCGTCGTGACTAATTTGTCTGGGCTGTGGAAATTCTTGGTTGGTAATAACCTCGATCATGCGCTCCGCTACTTCTATCGCACTCTGTCCGGTTATGACCTGAAAATCACTTGAGACAACATCATCATCCCTAGTCTGCATATATAAATAAAACTGCTCAGCTATGACATGGATGAAATCTTTATCATCAACCTGACTATAAAAATCACTCACTTTACATCCTCCTGTTTCAGGTAAACTGGATCGCTACCTTTAGGCAAAGTTATCGACTTCTCACGATAAAACTTAAGGCGCTCAAGGAAGTAATCCCTCAAATGCTCTGGCTGCTCCCGCATCACCACCTCAGCGATAACCGGCATGTTCAGGCGCTCTTTGTACGCCACTCCGGAGGATGCAAGGTCAACGTTAGCCTTGTCGCGTTCATCTTGGCTCTTTGCCGCAATATTAAAGGCTAACATTTTGTTTACAGCGAAATATTCCACGAGATTAATAAACACTCACTCTGTGAGGAATTTTTTCATTAACATCTTATGAATTGCAATTCCAAATGTATGATACAGACAACAAAGCATGCTCTTTAGTGCATTAATAGGCAAATCCTATTAACACAAGATATGGTGTAAAGATTAATACATCAAACTAAATGTAGGATTATAGACACGCCCACAGCCTATATAATTCTAAATCTTGATTTGACAATTTAGCAGGGTGATATAAAGTTAGCCGCAACTGAGCCCGGCCCCCTGGCTTGTAAGTTTCCATCAGGAAGTTTGCTTGTTATGGCCGGGCCTTCTTGTATCTAAGACTTGTGAAAATGCGTGAGCCTGTAAAAGTCCATAAGGAATATGACGACCTCATTGAGTTGCTTGAGTCCCGAGGCATGCTCATACCTGACCGTGGGCATGCAATCAAAAAGATAACCCAGGTTGGTTATTATCGTCTCTCTGGCTTCTGGTATCCCTGCAGACTTCCTAAACTTATTGAAGGTGTTCCTGATGGTCGTATTGATACCGTTCGCCCAGGAACAAGCTTCAGGGACATCTATGACCTGTATCTCTTTGACAAGAATCTACGCCTTTTAATGATGGATGCGCTCGAACGCATAGAGGTATACGTACGCTCTGTCATCGCTCATGAGATCGGTCGGGACGATCCGTTAGCATACTTAGATAATAGCTATATCAACCCTACCCAGTTGAAGCCTCGAACGTGGAGGGATGACCCGATCAGCGCCAGAGAGGAGTGGTTGAGGAAATACCATTCCGAATTAAGAAAATGCAAGGAAGAATCAATTACCTGGCACACAGAAAAGTATGAGGGCATTCCATTTTGTGTGGCCATTGAGGTATGGGATTTTGGTTTGATGTCGAAGTATTTTGCGATGTTGAAAGACAGGTATCGGAACAAGATCCTTGTGCGCATGGGTATCTCTAAAGGTAACGGCGTAGTATTGCAGAATTGGTTAAGCGCTATGAACGTTCTCCGCAATCGATGCGCGCACCATTCCAGAATATGGAATAAGGTTAATGAGCCCAAGATAATGCCTTTAAGCGACGATCCATATTTCGAAGCACTCAATCTCGACCTTGATGCTTGCCAGCGTATGTATGGGATGATCTCCGTCTTGTGGTTCATCCTAAAAAAAATCGGCCCCGGCTCTCAGTGGATTAATAACGTAGCAAATTTGGTAGACGGCAAACCCACACCACCCAATTGCTATTTAACTGCCATGGGTTTCCCTGACAATAGTGGATTCCCTCGCCACTTGTTTGGAATTTAGCCGAGTTTGCCCATTAAAAACCCGCGAAAGCGGGTTATTTTTTGGTTCTGTTCCTGCATCGGATGGTATGCCTTAGGTAGCTGCAGGCTGAGTTTCCGATAGCGGCTTACCCATTCCATGAATGCCATAAGGAAGCAAACGACAGCGCATTGACACAGGTTCTGCTTAGAGCAAAGCCAGCGCGGTTTCTGCCAGCTTGAGGGGCTTAAGCCGAAGTTACGTTTGCGTATCATACCCCTCCCCTCCCCCCAAACCATCAATACTCGCTTCATTGCTGCGCTGTTGCGACACTCCTGAAATATTCCGTTGGTGCACCTGCTCGCGGTACCAGCCTGCTCTTCCGGCGTCGCCAGACGATAAGTCACCGTTCGCCAGACCTTACTTACACGCACTATCTTGCGGGCCCGCTCCAGGTCGATAGCGTTCTTCGTGATGCAGTTGATGGTCATGCCGCACTCTGTGGCCACATCCTTCGCGGTGAAGGTCCGGTGCGTTTCGAGATAACGCAGAATTGCCTGTTTACCTTTCATCTCACACTATCCCGTTCGACTTATTTCGGTTGTACTTCGCCAGCAGCAACTGGATCGGCGTCGGTCCGTGCTCGGCAGCCGGTGCTGCAATCGCCCGGCGTACCGGCGGCACTGGTTTACCCTCGGTAACACGCTTTTCCCACATGTGCAGCAGATCGCCCGCTTCGCGCGCCAGCTCGCCATGCGTTAACTGGCGCTCTGTGCTGCGGTGACGCAGTTCGACGCAGATGTGGTACATGACCGGCTGCGACCATGGGAATTGTTCGCTGGAGGTGAATTCAAACGAACGGTTACGCCAGTCCCAGTATTCGGTGATCACCTGGTCAACGGTGATACCCAGCACCCCACCGCTCTGTTTGCACCAGGCGACGAACTGCCCCGGCGATGGCAGGAACGGGCGAACCTGGCTGCGAGCGACACGCATGCCGGCTTCGACCTGAGCCATTGAGTAGATCCCGTTCTCCTGAAACGCCAGCAGCCACTGACGGCGGAATTCGTCCAAATCACGTTGTTCGCGGAAATTCGCCATGCTGGCCGGAAACGCGGCACGCAATTCGTTGAACAGCTTGTTGAATACCTGCGCCACCTGCTCGACCGGTGCGCGCTCCTGGTACTGCTCTGGCAGGTTATGGGCCATGCGGCTCATCTGCTCGCGGTCATGGTTACGCATCTGCTCTGCAAGAGATTTCATCGAATCACCCCATAAGCCCAGTCAGTGTTGTTGAAGTCCAGATCCGGCTTAGCGGCGCGCTGCTCGCCACCAGCATTGCGCTGCATTGTCAGCTTGTCCCACTGCTTACGCAGGCTTTCCGGGCTCAGGATGTTGGTCTGCCAGAAGTGGTGTTTGCTTGCCCAGTCGTACAGCGCGCAGATGTCCTGGTGCGACCGGATGTCTATCTGGCGCATCAGGCGAACAGTGTTAGACCAGGAGGTCATGTCTGGGGCTTTGCAGGTTGGGTTAATCTGCTTCACCCTGGCAGATATCCACTGGGCGGTTTTGAGGTCTTCAGCAGAGCCCCACTTCGCACCGGATGGTGTGTAAATCGCAGCTTCAGGATGAGCTGATAAAAATCTCTTCAGACGTGCGTCAGAGGATTCGCCAGAATTCTCGGACGAAGATCTTTTAATACTGTTCTTGTTCTTGTATTGGGTGTCTACCGTTTTCGGGAAGGTTATTCCTGATTTCGGGAAGGATTTTCCCGTTTTCGGGAATTTTCTTCCCGTTTCCGGTTTGTCCAAAATCCAGGCTGTAAGGTCAGTATTTACACCGACGATTTTCATCATTCCCTGCTTCTGAGAGAAGATGATTTTGCGTTCTGCGAGTGACTTAAGCGCGTCGGAAACATGGGTATCACTCAGGCCCGTAAGCTCAGCAATGACCGGATTTGTCACGCGGTCCTGTTTCTTGTTCCAGCCGTAGGTAAGCCAGATCACCGCCTCAAAACATTGCCATTCCCGGCCTGACAGTCTCAGGCGAGGCTTAAGCTGTTGGATCTCGTTAGCGACCTTGGTATACCCGTTCGACAGGTCGGCCATACGACCTCCCGGTTGTTCGGTTTTGTTTGGGAAATTGATAATTTCAGCGGTGTTTGACATACTTACTCCTGCAAAGAGTCCAAACGATTTGCACCAGAAAGCTGTTGGTGTTCGAGCACCGCAGCTTTCGCCATTTCTGTAGTTCTCACATAACCCCCAACATCGAAGTGACCATGGCCATCAGCGGCGCGGTCAGGTCCGGGTCGACACGGAACATCTCTACAATCCCCTCACTGAGTTCCTTGAGCTTCTGGTGACGCGGGGCGTTCATCGCAACGGCCACTTTCGCCTCGCTCGTTTCCTTCTCAAGTCGAGCTAAGCGGGACATGAAACTGTCCTCCGGAAGAAGTCGATGGCGGTACTCCAGAGGCAGAACGGCCATGATTGCGGGCGTCAGCTGGCGCACGTTCTCGCGGTACTGTTCGGAGTCGAAACGGTTATCCAGAAAGCGAAACAGTTTCTGGCGCGCCCGGCTGATGTCTTCCGGGAAGCTTATGGCGGTCCCGCCCTGCTCCCGGTATTCGTTGATGATCAGCGCTGACACCACGTCTTGATTGTCCAGCGCCGAAGACCATGCCCGGACCGCATCGCGGATCTTTTCGTGGTCTGGCACCGCTTTAGCTTGAGCGCGGTTTATCATCGCTCCAGGGTGTATTCCGGTATTGTGTTGATACGCAAGTGAATGCATTGCTTTCCCTTTCGTGGTTAGGGCCGCCGTTAAGCGGCTGTGTTATTCGCCCCAAGCAGCTGGGCGAGATCTGGACGGATATCTGCTGGTTTGAGCTTGCCGTTAGTTGCATTGACAATCTTCATTACGTAGCGGGCATCGATGCCGCCACCGTGCAACCAGCGCCATACCGTCGGCTGCGCCACACCGCAAAGGTCGGCTAATTTCTTCTGGCTACCAGCGATATCAATGGCACGCTGGATGGTTTTGTTCGTCATATTCCAATTCCTATGAGTATTGGTGTGAATTGATAATAGCAATGCGTATTGGTTTAGGCAATAGCTAAACGTGTTTTGACCATCAATACGCAAGCGTATAAATTTAAACTCATGAAAAAAGAAACTCTTGCAGAACGCCTGAATCAGGCGATGGAACTATCAGGCATGTCTCAGGGCGCCCTGGCTAAGGCGTCTGGCGTTGCTCAGCCCACCATCTGGCGGCTGACCAGTGGCAATGCCCGCGGCTCAACTAAAATCGTTGAGATTGCCAACGCGCTTGGCGTTCGCTCTGAGTGGCTTTCAACCGGAGTTGGCCCGATGCGTGACGATGGTCAAATGCCCGCAATTTCTCAGCCAAAAACCGAGCCGGGACCTACTGACACTTTCCGCATTGTAGCGCTAGACTTTTACGTAAGCGCTGGACCAGGAGCCATCAACAGCGAGTTTGTAGAGGTGCTACGATCCGTGGAATATTCAGTCGAAGATGCCCGCCGGATGTTCAACGGCAGGAAGGCGGAGCAGATCAGAATCATCAATGTTCGCGGTGACAGCATGTCCGGGACCATCGAGCCAGGCGACTTACTATTCGTCGACATCAGCGTCCAGCACTTTGATGGCGATGGGATTTACGCCTTCATCTACGACGACACCTCGCACGTTAAACGC